AATCCTGCTCTAATTAAATTCTTTGATAAAGTTCCAGAAAATTGGAAAAAAATAGTTGGATTAGTTGAAGATGTTAAAGAAGTAATTGAAGACATTAAAGAAGTAATTAAAGTAGTTAAAAAAACTAGGGCAAAACGTAAAGCATAATGGCTAAAGTTAAATCTACGGCCCAAAAGGTCACACAAAGAATTGATGTTATTGATAATATCGGTTTTTTTGTTAAGAAATACGACTTTGACAATAAGTACCCTCAAAGGGTTACAGATATTGTCAATGATAGTGGAACGGCAAAAACTTGTTTGAAATTATACGAAAAATTTGTTTTTGGTGGTGGGTTAAAGGACACAGATTTCTACAAAAGTAAGATAAATTCTAAGGGTGAAACTACTGATAAGTTTGTACGAAAATTAGTTAAAGATTTCGGTAAATTTGGAGGTGTAGCTGTACACGTTAATTATAATGGACTTTACCAAAAAAGAGAAGTTAGTTTAATACCGTTTGAATTTTGCCGATTAGTTCCCGAAGGAGATGCACGTTACGGAATGATTGAAGTTTACGATGACTGGGGAATGACTAAGCATAAGAAGTTCGATAAAACGGATATAGTTTACATTAATCCTTACAATCCTGCAAATGTAGAACAAGAGGTCGAAGAAGCTGGAGGTTGGGAAAACTATAAAGGTCAAATCTACTATTCGCCTATGAACGAATATCCTTTAGCTCCATTTGATGCGGTTTTAGAGGATATGCTTACGGAAGGTCAATTAAAGAAATTCAAACACTCTACTGCAACTGATAACTTTTTAGCTTCTCATTTACTCGTAATGGGTAAAACTGAAAGTGATGAAGATGCTGAATTATTTGATGAAAATATGAGAGCGTTTCAAGGTGGCGAAGGTGCTGGTCGTATAATGGTTATTGAACGTGAAAGTAATGAAGAAGCTATTGAATTAAAGAAATTAGATATTCAAAATTACGATGGGTTATATGAATATACTGAAAATAGCTCACGAGATGCAATAATTAAAATGTTTTTAATACCTCCCGTTTTACTTTTACGTGTGGCTGGTAGTTTAGGAACATCAAAAGAAATAAGTGATGCTTTCGACTATTATAATGGTATTACTTCAGATGATAGGCTAGTAGTTGAAGAGATTTTAACTGAAATATTTAGTAATTATTATTACAACATTTGCCCTTCAAATGACTATTCTATTTTACCGTTAAAATACTCAAAACCTATTGATGTGGCTTATGCTCAATATTTTACAGAAGATGAAATTAGAATATCATTAGGATATGAACCTAAAGAAAATAATCTATTAATATGATAACAACAAAATTAATAACACTCGCAAACATTCAAGATGTTAAATCAATTTCTTTGAATGTTAATGAAACTAAACAATTAAGTCCTTACATTTTAGAAGCACAAAACTTTGATTTAAGGGAATTAATAGGAGATGCTTTTTACTTGGATTTAATAGCTGATTTTATTGCTTTACCGTCACTAGATAAATATGCTTTATTATTCAACGGTGGTCAATATACATACCAAAATGAGGTGTATTACTTAGATGGTATTAAGCAATATTTAGTTTATTCTACTTACGCTCGTTATTTAGCTAATTCTAACGTAATATCTACGGCTACGGGACTAGTTCACAAGACTAACCAATATAGCGACAAAGTGGAAGAAAAAACAATTAGTAGATTAGTTTCCCAAGCACGTTCTGGAGCTACATTTTGCGAAGAAAACATTAAGAAATATTTAGAAAGAAATAAAGCTACATATCCGCTATTTAAGTGTGATAAAAATGCTAACTTTACTAATGGTATTAAAATAAGAAATATAGGTTCATAATATGAATACAGACAATTTAATTTTAAGAGAAACGGACAATGCACCGTTAATTAACAAAGAAGATACTTTATTAAGTTCTGAAATAGATGGTAATTTCATTAATATTTACAATGACTTTATCGCTCTAAGCAATGCTGAAGATACTACATTAATATATGACATAGATAGAAGCTATGTAATTGGTGAATATGCTACTTTTGATGGGAAGTTATGGTTAGCTATTGACGATTCAACTGGTGTAACTCCTGATTTTGGCTTGGAATGGATAGATGTTTTTCCTACCATTTTAGCACACGAAAAAAACAAAGATACAATCTTAGATGAAGGTGGCACAAATGAAACTACAGTTGCAGAAATTAGAGCTTTTATAGATGCAGGTTTAACAAGCACAACTAATTTATCATTAAGTACAAAAACTGCAACTAGTTTCAAGATTGAAAGCTCTACGGGTGCGGATGTAATTATACCACAAGCAAATAAAGCTGAAGCTGGGTTATTAAATGCGACTGATAAAGTAAAACTTGGAAACTTAAGCGGAATTAATAGCGGTGACCAAACACTAGTTAGTTTAAATGCCGAAGATGTCGACAATAAAGTAACTGATTTCACAACAATAAACGATACTTTATATCCAACAACTCAAGCGGTTGACACTTATTTAACGGCACAAGTTCCACCTTTAGTTGAAACTTTTTTAGATGGGTATGTAGCACAAGACTTACAAAGTGTAACTGATATAGGTAATACAACTACTGATAACATTGCATTTACGGGTGGTGTTGGTGTATTATTTGACAATACTTCGACATTAAGAAAGGGAACTATTGACGCTGGTTACGGTGGTGCTAAAGGTATTGCACAGATTTGCTCTGTAGGTTACGAGTTAAAATGGGAAGCTGGTAGGCTTTACGTAATGGGTGACGGTGGTACAACTATCAGAGAAGTATCTCATAATTTCACAACAACTCCGAGTGCAACAGATGACAATACAAAAGGTTTCATAGTTGGGAGTAGATGGATTTTAGATAACGGAGATTTATATATTTGTTCAGATGTAACAACTGCTACTGCGGTTTGGACATTGCAATCTATTGATGCCGTTCCAACAGATGGAAGTAATAAGGCAGTAGAATCTAACGGAGTGTTTGATGCTTTAGCAAATAAAGTTGACAAAGTTGTTGGAAGTAGATTAATTACAAGTGCTGAATCTACTTTATTAGGTAATACATCAGGAACAAATACAGGCGACCAAACTATATCAGACGCTACAATTACAACTACTGATATAACAACTAACAATTTTACAACCGCTAAACACGGCTTCGTTCCAAAAGGCACAAATACAGGAAAGTATCTTAAAGACGATGGAACGTGGTCGACAATTTCAGCTGGTGGGTTAACATATTTCACAGAAGCACAAAGTACGGCTTCACCAAATGCTACAGTTAACGTAGATAGTTTAACAGCTATAGCTAGTACAACAAATGCAGATGTTTCAATCGTTCCAAAAGGTACAGGGGCTATTTTAGCAGCTATTCCAGATGGTTTAGGAGCGGGAGGAAATAAAAGAGGCACAAATGCTGTTGATTTGCAAACAAGTAGAGTTGCCGCAGCAGAAGTTGCTAGTGGAGGTTATTCAGTTTTAATCGGAGGATATAGAACTAAAGCGACAGGGTCTTATTCTACTGTAGCAGGAGGTCAGTCATGTACGGCAAGTGGAGATAATTCATTTGTAGGTGGAGGATATAACGGAAGTGCAAGTGGTGTTTATTCAGTTACATTTGGTTTTCAAAATCAATCAATAGGAACGGGAGCTTTTACAGCAGGTTCTTTAAATGTAGCAAATGGCAATTATGACGTTGCATTAGGCTCATCAAATACAGTAACTGGAGTAACAGGAAATGGAAGTGGTGCATTAGGTAGAAGTAATACAGTAACAACAGGAGCTTATAGTTTTGCTATCGGAGGTTATAATAACATTGATGGTTACAATCAATACGCTTTAGGTTATGCTTGTACACTTACAAGTAATGGCTCTACGAATGGAACTCGTTCAGTAGCACTAGGAAATAATGCACACAATAATGGATTTACAAGGCTAGTGTATGGCGGTGTTGGCTGGGTTTTAGGTGATTCGCAAACTAGTAAGGTAATTCTTACACAAAGAACTACTGGCGCATCAGCTACAAGGCTAGTTATTTACCCTCAAAATACAGGTACAGCTTCAGCGGGAAATCAAATCACTCCCCAAGACAATAGTTGCTATAGAGTTAAGGGTACTATTGTAGGAAAAAAATCAGGAAGTACAGACGTAGGAGCTTGGGATATTGACTTTGTAATGGTTAGAGGTGTAGGAGCAGCAACAACGGCATTAGTTGGAGTTGCAAATGTAAATTTAGTAACTAACCTAGCATTGTGGGGTACACCTACAGTAACGGCAGATACTACAATAGGTTGTGTAAACATTAGCGTTACAGGTGTAGCAACAACTAATATTCAATGGAATTGCACGGTTGATTTGGTAGAAGTAATTTACGCATAATATAAAAAAAGATGAATATAGTTTTAAAAGAAGTAATGGCAATGGGTAATGCTAACATTTTAGAAAATGGTAATACTATCCAAAAATGTATGGTAACAACTGAATTAGAAGGAGTTGTAATATTAGGAAAACAATTTTCTGATATGGTAGATTTTGAAATACCTAATTCAGAAATGGTAGGTAAGGAGCAACCGTTAACAAGTGGATGGGCTTATATTAGAGATGTTTTAGCTCCTCAATGGGTAATTGCTAACTATAGTAATATAGTCGCTTAAAATGTTCGACTTCCTCACACATATAAATTTACCTCCATACCTACTATTTACGGTTATAATAGTAGGTATATTGGTTTATTACTTCCATAAGGACATAAGTAAGCTAATCACTAGAAAATGGAACAAAGAAGATAATATTAAGGATTTAAAAAACCATGATATTTTTAATACTTTGGAAAGAGTTAAACAAGACGTATCTCATATGAAATTTTATACTCACGGAGTATTTGATGCGAATAAATCTAGGATGTGTAGTGATTTTGCTAAGTTTAAATGTAATGTTTGCACCGATTCTTTTGTTGAATTTTTGAATAACGATTTCAGTAAAATATCTAGTGATGAATTAAAGCAATTAGTACTTTCTGAAATGTGGGGAATGCACCAAGAATATATTAAGCAAATACGAGCTTATTGGCTTGAAAAGGGTATAAGCAATACTGATGTTAACTATGTAATTGAATTGTTTGAGAAATTCAGATATGATGTAGTTGTATCTTTTCAAAATAGAATAAACGGTATCTTTTCAAGTTCGTACCATAAAAATAACTTTGAGAAAATATTAGCATGTTATGAAATGTATGCGATGGGAATTGATTTGTTACCTAAAGATATGCTTACTACATTTGAAGCATTAAATGGAAGATTTACACAAATAAATTACAATTAAAATGAGAGAACTTAAAAAAAGATGGAATTCAGACACACCGATGTTTTTCAAGAAGATTATACACGTTGGGATAGTTTTAGGTTTAATAGGTGGTGGACTTATAACACTACCTGCAACGGCAACAATCGGAGCAGTATTAATTACGGTTGGAAGTACTGCAACTGCAATTGCTAAACTAACTAAAATATAATGGATTTAATAACTATCGGAAGAATCAAAACAGCTCACCCAAAGTTAAGAGATGAACTAGAAAAAGATTATATTGAATGTAATAATTTACTACCTAAAGGCATTAGATTGCGTTTTGCGTACGTTTATAGAAGTGTAGAAGAACAAAACAAGCTATTTGCT